CTTATATACTTGTTAAACACTTGTTGGGCTTCCTTTGTAAGCTTAGGGATAGACTTTAGTTTGTCCAGTTTTTTTGTTAATTTACTGGACTTTTTCTTTACGTTTTGAGAAGGTTTTGCTTTACGTTTTATCGGGCTTCTCTTTATTGGTGTTTTTCTCTTAATCATCTAGGTCGTTTAAATCTTCAGGTAATACTTGTTTTTCAAATTCTAACTCAGCTGAACTCTTTCTATGGAGTACCTCATTAAACTTGGCGTCATGTAGATAGTCTAGCTTATGGGTAAGCATGTACTTAACCACCCCCATCTGAACAACATACTCGTGTTTAGGGCAGTAACCAAAGCTTAACTCATCTACCTTTAGGGACTTAGATACCTGTCTGTTACAAATGTAGCAAATCATATATTTGTGTTTTGAAAGTAATTAATAGTCTCATACACTATACTCTTCAACATCTCCAAGAACAAAACCACAATCATATAGGGTAGGTAAAATAAGTAGACTGCTATAACAAGGAATAGTTTAAATAGTCTCATAGGTTGTTTTTTATTCTATAAAGAATGGTTATTAGTAGTATGAATATAATGATAAATATACCTCTTACAAGTCTCATTTGATGTTTGTTATTTTAAGGTCACTACTTACGCTTGTATACCACTCAGTACCATACTTGGGTTTCTCAATCATTACATCATTGTTTTCTATAATGAAACAGATGGTGTTTAGGAACTCCCTATTCAAGACTGGTAGCTTTCCATCTAAATCATAGTCTAATACCCCTAGGTATAATTCAGCTATCTTTTCTCTATCTAATATCATTTTGTTCTTAATTTACTTCTTAATGGAAATGTCTTTATAACAGGTAGGTGGTTTATTTTGTCAAACTCAGTATACTTCTTATACCAATCAATCCTGTTCTTGCCTTTGTATATGTATGCCGGATTTATGTAATAACTATCTCCTCCTACTTTCTTGGCTATTATCTGCTTGTCCATTAAATCCATTATGCCGGTATAAACTGCAGTTCTACTCTTGAGCTGATACTTAGACATTATCAATTGAACATTCAAATATACCTCATCTTGGTTCTCTCCAAGCTCCTTGAATATATGTGACAATATCATAATGCCTGAGGTACTCAATTTAGTAAATATGTCATACATATCATTGTACACCTTTAGGTGTGGTTGTTTATCCCAATCTATCCATTCACTGTTAGAACCCAAATGCTCCCCATCAGCTGATACCACCTTGCTAGTCTCATGCGGAAACTTGCCTATGTAATCACTATCTATTCTGAATGGGTTATAAGGGAATACCGCGTAATCTTTAAACTTCATGTCTCAAAATTAGTACATTTCTTTGAAACAACAAAATATATACATACAAAACTTTTCTTCATTTTGAAAACAATTGTAACAAAAATTAGTACAAGGTGTACTAAAAATGAAAACAAGATTTATTGATACCATTACGTTTCAGAGCATTCTCTAATATATGGATATATAGAGCGAGGACGACCAGCGGGAGACGTAGCGGGATTTATATCCTAATGCATATAATTTAGCTGATTATGTACCTTTTATATGCTTTTACGTATAGTGTTAAATTATGGTACATATACTCGTGTAGGTGGGTGCAAAATGCTAGAGATGTGGTTGTATAGGTGGGTCTCATATCCATCCATACAAATAGGGGTGGGCGTGGAAACTAACTAATGCTAACCGAGTACCCTATGTACGAAATTTGTCGTACGATATCCTTCGTGAATGATTGTTAGTTGGTTGAGGGAAAGGGAAACTAACAAGTGTTTACGATATTGTTCGTGGTTCCCATCTCCTTTTATTGGTGCAAAGTATCGTGCTACATATTGCGCAAATATATTCGCAAAGATATTCGCAATTATTTTCGCAAATGTTTGCGCTAACTTTTGCAAAGGTTACCTTAATGCCTTTTAATGGGTGCGTTATATGTATGCTTTTTATCTGTCTATTTATACCCTTTTATTGCCTCGTTTGTTAGTATGTTTTATATGTGTTTTATGTGTATTTTAATTCACTTTGTGCATTATTAATATATATTTGTTTTTGTTATATGTAATATATTATCCTTTGAATATCAATATTTTATATGCTTTTTTGTTTATGTGTGTTATTTTGTTATAAAAAATAATTCACAAAATATTAGGTTTTTATGTTTATACCTTTGTATATTGCACCCGAATTGATATTTTTTTATCGGTTCATAAGCTCTTTATTTATTAAACTTTTAAACATTATTACAATGTCAAACACAAGTACATTGACAGCAACAATTCAAAATGCTAAAATTATCGAAAACCCATTAGTAGAAAATGCAAACGGATTAGGCTTATCCATTCAAGCTAATGAAAAAGTAAGTAAGCCTAAAAAAGAAAAAAAACCTTTATATCTTGTTGAGGGTATCAAGGGTAAGCAGTTAGTAGGTAGTAAGATATCGACTAACAACGCTATTAAAGCAGACAGAAAGTCAATAAGTAGTGCAATTAGGGACATTTTAAAGCATAATACCGGCTTTCTTGAGTCGTTTGCTAATTATAACGTAAACGATATCAAGCCTACTAATTTAACCCCACTATTAAAAGAAAACGAGGGTAAGAATGGTTTTTCTTGTTGGTTGGTTATGCAGTTAATTACAAGATATTACAAAAATATTTAATATCTTAACCCTTGTTAGGGCTATTAAGTAGCTCGTAAATATCGAATATTTGCAAGGGTTCACCTACATATTTATAGCAATATAGGTATGTTTCTTACACTATCTTAAGTATTGAAGTGTAAGGTATTTTAAATAGGTGCGCAATGCACTACTCCCTTTAATAGATAGCGCAATGTTATCAACGACTTATTAGGGTTTTTAAGATATCAGTCAATACAAAGCTATTTGAAATTAGTAAAATTTTTGTACCTATTTATAGGTATCAATATTTTATTTTCGTAATGTACAAACATTCAAAGCAATAGATAGACATTAGTCTATTAATAAAGTCGGCAAAAGTCACATAAACTTACTACCGAATTAGCGTAAAGTTCGTAATGAATAGGCGCAACGCCTACGCTCCCGTTTGCCTATATGTATTGATACATTCAACGCCCTTATCCCTTTATTGTTGGGTTGCTGATTAGCGTAAAAAAATAGTTCATAGGCTTAATCTTTCCGTTTGTATATGCGTAAATTTAATTGATTGAAAAATATCAGCGCCAAAATAAAATATACATTAAATAAGATTAGATTAATAAGGTAGCCTAATGGTACGGAGCAAAGCCCCTTAACAAATAAGGTACGGCAGCCGTACGCCCTCGTAAAAGCCCTAAGTGACATAGGTAGACTAAGCGAGTAAATAAAAACAATTAAAAGAAAACAATTTTATTAATATAAAAAGGATACAATGTATGGGCATATCGTAAATGGTATGCCCTTTTTATGCCTATGCGATTAAGTCGTGGTATTCAATTACAACATAGGCGCTAATCTCAAGCTAAAGAGAATAAAATGGCATTAAACTATGATAAGTATAGCAGAATTAATCGTTATTGCAGTGCTGACTATTCTATGCATTGTATTGTTCAAAACCCTATTTCCTAACAATCAAAATAAATAAAATGAAAGGAATAATAATGAAGATAAAGTATATGAGATACGAAATACATCTAAAGACTAATAACAAATGGCTTGTATTATTAGACCATTCGGAACACGACAGCCTAAATTCAGCTGAAAGACATATCGATTATTTAACTAAATAAAATAATAATGGAGCAAACTAAATGCGTTAAGTGTGGCAACGATATGCCACTATTAAGGCTGACAAAGTACGGCTATCATTCGTGCGTACAATGCAGTAAAACCCAAAAGGTAGGCTGTGCGCCTATCACAAACCATAAGACAGGTAACAATATTCAAATAGTGCCAATGGAGCTAGCTAATAGAATAAACAGAGCAGCTCAACGCCAAGGTTATGGCGTATGCAAAGGCATGAAAGCATCATTTTAAAATTAATCAAATGAAAAAGACTTTACAAAAGCCATACAATAATGGCTATATCAAGGTTGTTGTTTCAATAGAAAACAATAGGTTTTCTGTCACAGGCTCAATTTATGAGCCATTCGAACAAGATTATCATAGGGACATAGATAGTTGGGAGTATTTCGGTGGCAAGTATGGCTACGCATATGGTGGGTGCATACACGATGATGTGTTAAAAGCATACCCAATACTCAAGCCTATTGTTGACCTACATCTTTGTGACCACCATGGTACGCCAATGCATTGCCTTGACAATGCTTATTATCATTATGAATGTGGGAATAAGGCTGCCTTTAGAGACCACCTAATGATTGATAACTATTGGGCTGACCTATTAATAGAAAGACTTGACAGAGAAACTAAGGGTAAACAATATCGTAAACTATTATTGGCAAATAGAATATACGAGGGCCTTGCACCTATATGGGAGGAGAAAGCAGCAAGAGCAATGGAGGTATACAATAATCTAATAGACCATTATGTATCTATAGAGAATGACCTGTACGAACATTCAGCTGAATAATTAACCTAAAACTATAATATGGAACAGCTATTAAAATGGATAACAGAGAATGGTTATGTGTATAAAACTATAAATAAGACTAAGGTTTGGTACAAGCCGTCTCAGTATCCTAGGGTATATTTAGAAGACAAAGTATTGATACAATTATTTAATCTAAAACAATAAAAATGGCACACACAAAACCAGAGCCTATCAACTTTGAGTTTGAAGGCGAGACAGTCAAAACCTATCGTGAATTGTTTGAGGAGCATCTACCCGAATCTGTAGCCCAAAGAGCAATCTATCTAATGGGTACATCAGCAGGTAAGGGGCATAGTCGTAGCGAAGAATGCCCAAACATAGCTGAGGCACTTCTTAATGGCTTTAAATGGAGGTCAACAAAAGAAGGTCAAGAGTATTGGGAAGGTATTTATAATAATCTAAAATCAAACTAAATGGCAAACCTTAAACCACCATCAATCAACTTCGAGTACGAAGGAGATGATGTAATCGAAGAACCAAAAGGTAAAACAGGCAGAGAGTGGATACTTGGTACAACCCTTTTAAATGTTTCACAATCAGCAAATGCCTTGCGATATTTACAAAGCAGCGGCTTTATTGATGAACCATTCGGCTCACTTTCTGCATGTATAGGGCAAGGTTTCACTTGGTTTAGAACAGAAGAGGGTGGGGAATTTTGGGATAGAATTCATGAACAAGCATCACAACAAGAACGGAATCTATAATTATAAAAACTAAAACTTCAAATCACATGGAAGCAGTTTTACATGCAGTCGGATTATGCCCCGACTCAAACACCCATGTCAACGCCATACTACTATTGGCGTACGACACAAGGCATTACTTGGCAACTTATGTATTAACCTTTAAAACCTACCTACTATGTCTAATGAAAATGTAGCAATGGAATGCGAACATTGTGGTGCTGATGTTCAAGATGAACTCAAGGCACACAAGAGTGGGGAGCAGCTATGCGAAAGCTGCTATGATGACTATCGTGAATGCGATGGCTGTCTCAATCACTACCACATGGATGACATGACCTATGCAGAGCGTGATGAATTATTATATTGCGAGGATTGTTCTAGCGACCTAGACTATTGCGAAGGTTGCGAGCATTATGGTTGTGACCTCGAACTAAGAAAGGTTAATGACGACCATGGCAATGAGATACAATGTTGTTCTCAATGTAGAGATGACATGAACACATTCTATTGCGAGAGATGTAATGAATACTATTCGGAGGACTACTACGAAAGATATCACATCAGAGGCATTGGTACGGTCTGTCAAGGTTGTGAGGAAGATACTGACACCTTTACCTGTGTGTATTGTGATGATGTATACGAAACTAGGAATCAAGGTAATGATGATGAGGAGGAGCCATGCTGTCGTAATTGTGCAGAGGAACACGACACCTCCTACATACATAACTATTCATTCAAGCCTCGACCAATCTTCTTCAAGGGTAACAACGAGGATAATCCTTCTTTGTTCTTCGGTCTTGAGTTAGAGGTAGAGCAGAAGCGTAGTAGTGTAGACAGAGGTACAATGGCTAAGAAGATACAGCGTGATTGTTGTTACTTCAAATCAGATGGCAGTCTAGAGTATGGCTTCGAGATTGTAACCCACCCAATGACAATGAGTTACATCAATGAAAACAAAGAGGTGGCGTTCAAGTCTATGTTAGATGAGCTGATTAATAACAGGTACAAGTCATATGACTCTAACACCTGTGGCATGCACATACATCTAACCAAGAAAGCCTTTGGCACATGGCAGTTGTATAGGTTCATTAAGTTCTTTATAGACAATAAAGACTTTATCACAGCCATATCACAACGTAAGCAAGAACATCTAGAGAGATGGGCAGCCATTGAGAGTGAGCCTGATAGCTCAATCATCTACAAAGCCAAGAAGAAGAATGGCAATAGCAAACGCTATGTGGCTATTAATCTACAAAACGATAAGACTATCGAGCTCAGGGTCTTTAGGGGTACGCTGAACTACTATTCGTTCATGAAGAATATAGAGTTCGCCTATGCCTTATTCAACTTCTCTAGAGATGTTAATGACACATCAGTAGAGGCATTTAAAAAATATATCAGTAAATCAAATGAGTATACAATGCTCAATAAATTCATTCAAACTAAAAACTTATAATCATGTGTGTAATCGCAATTCAACCAAGAGGAATCCAAATCAGTAAAGACTATTTAAAAAATTGTTGGGACAACAACAGCCATGGCGCAGGTCTTATGTATGCAAAAGATGGCAAGATAATCGTTAAGAAAGAGTTAGAATCATTTGACAAGTTTATGTCTTATGTAGAGGAGGCAGGCAAGTATGACTCTAGCCTAGTAATTCATTTCCGTATCGCAACGAGTGGTGGTATCAATGACTACAACATTCATCCGTTCAAGGTGCATAAGAATCTTTACTTCTGTCACAATGGTATATTAGACATTCAAGTACCAACAACAAGTAAGGAGAACGACACCCAGATATTCAACAACACCTTGATGAAGCCATTGCCTTATAACTTCTATAAGAATAATGCAATCATGAATGTGTTAGAGTTTACAATCGGTTCTTATAACAAGTTTGTATTCCTAGATGATAAGGGTGACTACTATATCCTTAATGAGAAAGCAGGCGAGTGGTCTGAGGAAGGTGCATGGTTCTCCAATACAACATACAAAAGACCTAAGGTTGTTTATGGTAACTACTATACCAAGAAGAGCTATGGATATGATTGGGATGATTACGGATGGGATGGCAGAAGTACCTACAAGTATAATAAAGATGCCTTCGAGGTAGAGGAGGTTAAGGATGTAACTAAGTTAGATAGTATGGATGATGTAGACTATTGTGATTGCTGTGGCGATGTTAAGCCATTGGATTCAGTTAAGTATTGCAGACAATGGAACACATGGATGTGTCCTGAGTGTGTGACTGAGTTTGATGTAGACAGCAATGAGTTGTTCAGCGCAACAGATGAGGGTGTATATCTAACTGAGGGTCATGATTAAATTATAATATATGAAAACAATATCATTACATTTACGTAGATTAAACGAGTCGGACAGGGCTCGTTTACTATCATACGTGGAAAATCCCGAATCACTCAGGCGTAAAGCTGACAACCTTAGAAGTGCTATTGCAGACCTATGGCATTGCGAGGGGTTTGGTTGGAGGCTTAGTGATGGAAACGAGGAATGGGTTAGAAGCATTTATAAATCAGTAACAGAAAACAAATATGAGAAAATCATCAATGATGTGGCTAAGAAGACTTAAGCCTGAGGATAAGCAACGAGCCCATGAGATAGTTAATAGCCTAACTCAACAAAGAAGGATAAATTACAAAGGAGAGAAGCCAAGTAGCCTTGAATCGGCTGTAGCAAGCCTACATGAGTGGACTCAGGGATATGAAAACAGAAACTTTCTTGAGGATATTTTTAATAAATTAAGAAACGATAAATACTATGACAAAGCAACGCAAAATAAAAATGTGGCTTCATCGTATGCCGAAGCATGTTAAGAAACTTGCCATTCAAAACTTTAGCGACAACCCTATTATGAATATTGTTGCAGCAGATTTACGTGCTGTACTTTGGATATTTAAGACTAAATCTTATTGTCTAGGTGAAACCAATTACAGATATTGGCAAAAGAAATATAGGGAACAAAGATTAAAAGAATTAAATGAGTACATATGAAAAAAAGCATAACAATGTGGCTACGTAGGTTACCTGATGACATACGAGAAAAAGCCATGACAAACTATCGTAATGGATATAGAATTCGTAGTGAATACGGTTACTCAAAAAACCCAAAAGTAGATTCATTATCTAATGCAATCGCTGATGCTTTTGTCTGGTCTGATACCCCAGAAGGGGGCGATTTTTGGGAGAAGATTCACGATGAGATACAGAAAAAAGAAGAGGAAGCTATGAGAGCCGAAAGTTATAGCATTAGAATGCCATCATTTACATACCAATCAATGCGAGATTTAGAGGACAGTTGGATTCAAAGATTAACGACAGTAGACTCATCCTCAGGCTCATCAACTGCCAATGGGATATTAAATTTCATAGTATCATCAGACACAACCTACACCCATTCAACAAATGCAGATTACACATGGAGAATAGCAAGTGACGGAACATTTTCAGAAGATTAAATTATTTTACAAACCAAAACCTTATGGTGTATAGGTCAACCAATCAATCAACATGAAGGCAGAAATGAAAACACGCAGTGGACAAAAAGTAACAAATGTCCAAAAGACAGGTGACTTTATCATCGGATTCGTAAAAGGCAAACCATTAGTATGGAACAGCAATGGCCGCAGAAGCGATAAGAATAAGAGTCAGCTTGACCTAGAATTAAACAACAAGTATCACATTGCTATTCGCAAGTGGGGTACATCTTTCAAGTCCTCAATCTATGACACAAAGCCAACAGGCAAGGGTATCATTAAAGTTATTGAGGTGGAACTTTAAATTAAATAAGATGTCAAGAAGAGAACATCTAGTTGACATGTTGGAGGTGTTGTTGGCTGATAATTATGACGCCTCTAACATTGTCAGACTATCTGAGGATGAGATAGTCGACATGATAATCAATCTAGCCTTTTATTATAAAGACAAGGCTAACAATTAAATTAAATATGGAAAAAGAAACAAAAGCCTATTACAAAATGGAGCTTAACGGAGAGCACATCGAACTAAGTATTAATGGTAATGGGCAAACAATTACCAACATGTTTATACATGCAATCAAAAGCGATTCAAGAGTAGCTAACATGATAAGAATGGCATTACTATACGATTCACTTGATGGTATTAAGAATGACCTGTCTGAACAAAAAAGTAATATAGATGAGATTCTTAGTAAACACGGAGGTAAATTCACAGCATAATGGTAATAATAATATTATATATCATAATCATTTCACTATGGTTTGCGCTCGAAATAAAGGGCGCACCATTGGTGGATGATAACGATAACATCATTAATAAAAAATAACCTATGAACAAAGAATTTATTCCTTATGAACAAGCATTAGAACTTAAAGAATTAGGTTTTGATGAACCTTGTGCCGCTAAATACAATAAAGGTTCTTTTCAAAGTAATTCATTAGGTACTTGGATTGATTATAATGATAGCACTTATGGAGCATCTTTAATTTCTGCACCACTTTACCAACAAGCATTTAGATGGTTTAGAGAAAAGCATCAATTAGATTATTGGGTTAGAGCTTGGTGGGAATTTGATAGAAATATCTTTATTGGATATGAAGCACTTATTGGGAAAGGAGAACATTGTGGTACATATCAATTTTACGAAGACGCAGAACTTGCTTGTCTTAAAAAATTAATTGAAATAGTTAAAAACAAATAATATGAAGTACAGAATAGTAAAACACTCTTGGACAGGTGCATACATAGCTGATAACATGCACTATTATACGATTGAGGAGCGTAGGTTTACTATCATCAGCGCGCTCAAAAGATTATTCTTTGTGGATAATGTATGGTATGAATGGCTTCCAATCAAGGATAAAAAAGAGCCTATTCACTTCAATCACTACATGGATGCCTACCATTGTTTGCTTAGATTAATGTCAGGCGACCTTGTTGGAGACTGGAAGGAGGAGGTGGTATCATGAAAATATTATCAGCCATATTCTTCTACACCATAGGGTATCTAGTGGGTCATCACGATAAAAAATATAAAAAATGAAAAATCAAGTCTTACACGCCTTGGCTACATTCGTAGCAAGCAATTATGAAAACCTTAAGAAGGATTATAACTCCTTAAGCAAGGAGCAGAAGGCAGCCATGCCTATAACAATCTTCATGATAATGACTTTTGATAAGTTATTAACAAATCAAGAAGAAGAAAATAAAAATTCAGAAGTAAAATAATTTTTATATTTGTAATGCTTATCAGTTAAATTATGTCTACAAAAAACAATAATATTTAAAATATTCCTGCTCAGCAGTTGCAGTTCCTACCTATTCGGTTAGACTGATAAGCCTTCTGCTGACAGGTACTTTATTGTTATGGTATTATATCATCATAGAAGAAAGTCTGATAATACTATATTTTACATAGGTATAGGGACTATTAAAAGAGCAAATGCTAAGACAGGAAGAAATAAATTATGGCATAGAATTGCTAAAAAACATGGCATATATGTTGAAATACTTATTGACAATCTATCTAAAACAGATGCTATTAAATGGGAAATATATCTTATAGAATTATATGGTAAAATAAATGATAATAATGGCCCATTATGCAACATCACAAATGGTGGAGATGGTGCATCTGGTGTTACATTTATATTATCAGACGAAACCAAGAAGAAAATGTCTATAGCATCTAAGGGTAAACCTAAGTCAATTCAGCATAGAATAAATATTGGTAATGGTCATAGAGGAATCAATAATTATATGTATGGCAAAAAACATACATATGAAACCAAGAATAAAATGTCTGAATCTCATAAAGGAATTAAAAATCATTTCTATGGGAAGACACATAGCGAAAAGACAAGGCAGCATATATCTCAATTAAACAAAGGTAGAACTGGTGATAAGTGCCAAAACTCAAAAAAAGTAATTGATATTGTTAGTGGAAAAACATATAGCTGCTGTAAAGATGCCGCTGAGTATTTATCAATAAAATATAGCACGTTAAGAGCTAAACTAAACGGAAGCAGACCAAACAATACAAATTTAAAATACATTTAAAATGATAAAGTTTCTGAAGAGCCTGCTGAGCAAGCATAGGCACGAATGGGTATTAAATAAATCATTTACATCCTTAACTTCTAGATATGGGCATGAGTCCTACTCCTGTTCATGCGGAATGACAAAACATGTAAAAAGATTTTGGAATCGCAAACCAATAGTGGTAATAATCAATAAAAACAATGAGAAATGACTAAGTATCAGCTGATGAATGAGGTACAAAAGAGATTAATCATTACAGAAATTAATCATTCGTTATTATATGATAACGATGCCTTTAAACAAATTATGCAGATTGTAAAGAAAAGCAAACCAATTAAATCAATTAAACTATTCCCAAATGAAAATCAGGTTAATTAAAGAAACAAACCATGTCAAGAATATGGTGTGGTATCACATTGAAAAATATAGTAGAACCTATTGGGAGAATGTATACTCTACAATGGAAGGTCCAAATGCATTAGAGAAGTTTGAAAAGCTGAAGGGGCTTGACAATGAGGTAACTAGAGAGGTCATTCAAGAATTTGAAAAAAAGTTTGAAAATTAATTTGTGCAATCCACAAATGTTTATAACTTCGCTTTACTAAAACAAACAACATGATACATCAAGTACAAGAAACCATCATCAATGATGTGCAACAAAGTGTTCGCAAAATCTTTGAGACCACAGTGCCTGAACATCTTTTAGATGATGTCAATCAACAATTAGAGGTAACAATTCTAAATGCTTTCTGGAAGCATGGCATATCGGGCAATCCTATCAGAACAGAAAAGGGGGAAAATTCATAAAACAAAATAAATACACATGAGTATTATTAAAATTCAAGAGGAGCTACACGCTCCAAAAAATCAACGCAACAACTTTGGTAACTACAACTATCGTAGTGCTGAGGATATTATCGAGGCAGTAAAGCCTATTGCACATAAGTACGGATACTATTTAAAAATCTCTGATGAGATTGTTGAGGTAGGTGGTCGTATCTATGTAAGAGCTATGGCTGTATTGGCTACAGAGGATGGCAAG